CATTGGTGAATCAGGCTTAGCTACCCAAACTTTATTAACAGCAACTAGTGTGTTAGTATAAGGTTGTGATGCTTTACGAGATAATACAATTCTCTGATTAATGAAGTTACCGAATGTTTGTGACATTGCTCCAGCATTCCATTCGTTATTATTTGTAGACTTCTCAATACTCATTCTACAAGGAATAGATCCTACAGAATCCCAAAAGAAACAAACATCATAAGGAAGTGTCCCTCTCTTTTGTTCATCTAGAATATCTGCAATAAATGCTCCTACATCTTCAACGCATTCTAACTTCTCACGATCAATGTACAAAAAGAATCCTTTGTAGTCCACTATCTCTCCATTCTCATCTGCTACTTCATCAAATTGAAAACCCATCTCACGAGCATGGCTCCAATCCCATTTCATCTCTGTGATAATGAATACAGGAAGAATACCCATCTTTTGGGCACTAACTGCTGCTTCAAGTAATGCTGTAGTTTTACCTGTATCAGAATGTCCTCTCAACAATGTGATATGTCCAATAGGAATACCAGGAATTTGCAGTGTGTCTTGGAAGGCTTGTGAAAGATGTATCCACTTTTGATCCTTAAATACAACTCCTGCTGATAAATTCTTACCTTTCTTAAATTTCTCTAGATCTCCCGTACCTTTTATTGCGCTAGATACTGCGCTATTAAGTGATTTTGCCATACAAAACTATTAGGTTAAAAAACCCCAACCGAAGTTGGGGCTTATATTAGATATCGAATAAGTCATCAATTGCTGAATCAACGCTAGGCTTGGTTGTATTTAGTGTATACTCTCCTGCGCCTGGTTTTTCCCAAGGAAGATCTCCTTGTGGTTTTGCTTCAACTGCATCTGCTGATTCTTTTAACTCTTCTTCTGGATTAAGGTGCTTAAGTAAAGCTTCTTTCATCTCATCATAAGAATACCTTTTGAATTGTACTAGAGGATCTGGTTGATTCTCAAGCCACAATTTTACTTTCTCTCCATCTTCTGATAATGGTGTTGATTTAGTTCTTACACGAACGGTAGATGTATTGTACATCAAACCAGTTGTTTCTTTACCAGCTGTTTCAACTGTAATGTCACGACCAGTAATCGGATCTGTGTAATCTCCTACATCCTCATCCTCAGCAATAGAAAGTAGATCCATGTAGACTTGCTTACCAAATTCCCAAAGCCTAACTCCTTTGTCTTCTTCTCCACGTACAATTACAGGAGCGAAAACACGCATTTTAGGTTCTAGCTTTTTAGCAAGCTGCCAATTGTCTTTTTCGCTAGACTTTCTCAAGCCTTGTGCAAATTCAACAATAGGATCTTTTTCATTGAAGTTACTCAAACTCATCATGGTACGATTGTTAATACCATAGTGCATGTAAACTTCTTTAAAAGGATTTTGTTTATTAAACACAGAAGGTACGATACGTACAGAGTGTTTACCCACGGTTGGCCTCCAAATAGTTTGGCTCAGGTCTTTTTTCTGTCCTCCACGTGGATTTTGTAGAGCCGACAGTCTTGATTTTAAAACAGATATATCCATATGTAACTAATTTCAATAAATGTAAGAAAAACAAAAGATCTAGAAAAATCGATCTTTTAAGTTAGATAGCAACTATCTTGTGGATAGTAGTATTCAACTTTTTCAAATCATCTCCTTGAGTAAGAAGCACACTATTTTTATAGTCTTGCCAGTTTATAGGAAACGACGTATCTAAAACACCGCCATTCAATTGTTTGATCAAAGTGTTTAAAGCATTTATGGTATATAAGGTGTTAGAGTCTTTCTTTCTATGAAGTAGGATAGTATTTGGTAGGATCTTGGTTTGACCTCCTTCAATCTCGATATTGTATGTGCATAGAAACTCTTCAGATTCTGGTGATGCCAGAACAAAGATCTTTTTATATAGGATAGTGTACTCTTTATTTATCTCCCTGAGAGTCTCGTCCAGATTCTCCTTTGAAGAAAAAGTACAAAATAACTTATTCATAATTGATTCAGATGTTATTTCAAATATTTTTGTTTCATCCATAACCTTTTGTTTACTAGTAATAAATATTGATTATATGTTAGAAAGCATAGCTGACCCCATACTTATGCTTCACCACCATATTGTCCTGTTCTAGGATCTGTTTAATCTTTTTTAATAGGGTTTTACCGTCTTCTTGTGAAAAATCAAATAAAAATGAGTCATATGTAATTAGGATCAATTTGGTCTTCTTCTTACTTAGAAGTTTATTAATCTCTATGATCTTATATATATTTTGCTTGGTCTCTAGGTTCTGGACAATATAGTTAAATACTTTAAGCTTATTCATGCCAGGTAACTTCTTCAAGATCCTTCCGGTAGGTAGGATAATGGCTTTGTGAGCATTATACTTTTTCCATTCCTGGTCTATGAATTGGCCTAGTGCTTTAAAGAAGTCTATGTGCTCGTATTGTTTTTCTATACCACCATAAAGCTGCTTGAATGTGATAGCCTTTGATTCTTTATATTGTTCATCCGTGAGCTCGGTGGTGTTAAAGTATGCGCGTCCAAGGTAGTTGTGCATGGACTCTTTAGGAGGCTCAAACCCAATTAGGCTAGATATTAACCTTAAATGATAGGCATCAAAGTCAAATTCTACCAAGAAGTCATTTTTAGGTACAAAACATTCTCTAAAATCCTTATCTTTAGGAATAGCTAGAAAGTTAACTCCATTGAAAGAATTAGTAGGTCTTGCTGTTAAATTATAAAGATTATAGTAAGAATAGATAGTATCTCCTAAGAGTGAATATTCTTTGTGCTGAAATTGGTACTTTTTATCTAGGCAAGACAGGTCTACTTTAATTCCTGACTCTTCTACTTTCTTATATGCTTCTACTAATTTGTCTTGAAGTTCTATATCCATTTCTAGCTCAAAATAATCTTTGACTAGTTGATATAGACATTGACACTTTTCATAGTGTTTAGAAATAGGGATTATTTCATTAATAGTAGGTAGTACAGGATACTTGATATAAAAGTCTCTATGAACTGATGTACTACATTCAAACTGACTATACTCATTGTTTTTATCTAAACAAATGAATTGTACATCAATTGAGTTAGGTAGATCTAAAAAATAAGAATGGAGCTTTTTATCTAGTAGATATATCTTATTATGTTTTTGTAAGAAACTCTCAACAAGCTTAATATCTAGACTAAATCCTTCAGAGTGATTAATTACAAATATGTAGCCTTTTACAGAATTGTGGTAATATATTAAACTTACTCTGGCTAACTTAGGATGGTAGTAGTCGTTTGAAGTAACTACTTGAATAAATGCCTGTTCAGACATTTCTAACCTACTCAACTGTTCTTTATCTTCAATAATGAAATACATAACCTTTTATTAATAGCTAATATAACAAAATCATTATTATAAAAAACAATATATTTACATAGTAGGTCTTGCAAACTTTTCATAGTCTCCACCAATAAATTCAACTATGCCTAAAAAGTTTTTATTAGCAGCCTCAGTCAATCTTTGATTTGTATCAATAATTCCTGGTATTATGTTGTATTGCGATTTTCTAACACTTCTTAGTGGGCCTGTTAATTTCCACAATATGGTTGTTACTTGGAATAATCTAATATCATAGTCTGTATTTCCATTTACTATGTCGTTATATTCTTCTCTAGATATTTCAACTATATAACCTCTCTCATTTTCTTTTTTAGTAAAGTATCTTGTTATATATCCTTTTGTATAATCTTGCTCTGTAGGTTGAGGATAAAAAGGAGTTGGTCTTCCTTGTATTCGATCCGATTGGACATTTGTTTTAAAAGCAAGTTCTTGTTGTTGCCTAAAAGGTAAAGATATAGTATTTAATCCAGGAGTGCCTACGTAATCATTTATTTTGTCTAATTTTTGATTAGGTCCTGTTTGGGGATCTGGCCCTGTATAAAATTCACCTTCTATTGTTTCATAATATTTTCCAACATAAGGTTCACCATTAAGGAAAAATTTATTTCCTGATGTATTTAGATTATTTATAGTGGCATATGAAGGATAATATCTTAGTGGCATATTAAATTATTTGTCCATCATTTTTTAAATACGTAGATAAATTACCAGTAACTAAACCTATATGAAGATGTGTAGACCATTGATAATCCGGTCTTGGTGGTTGCCCAACATATCCTAAAAGATCTCCTTTTTTTACTTTAGTTCCTGATTTATATATAGATCTATCTAGATGTGTATAGAAAGCTTGGTTTGGTCCAACTAATGTAAATCTATACCCCCACACAAATGGAACGTCTTCATAGAAATTTACATTTGTTACTGTTCCATCAAATATAGCATATACAGGAGTAAATGCAGGAACCATTAAATCCCATGCATTTTCACTTTGCCATTGACCTACTTGATTAGGTTCTCTTGCGCCATGGGCTCTAGCAGATATTGAACTACCTAAGTTTTTAGCCTGTCCAAAAATATAAGTTGAAGTAGCTGGTGATACTATAGATACTGTTTGATCTGTATTTCTGGGAACTGTACTTCCTCCTGAAGAATTTCTTATATCTCCATGAAGTTGTTGAGAAATATTATTTGGATTTACTCCAAATTTACCAGTTCTTGTATCTACTTTTGTAACCACTCCTGAAAACGCTGTTTTTTCTTTTAAGAAAATCATGTTAGCTTTAACCGCTGTATTCCATTGGTTATTTTCAATAGTGTGAGTTAATCCAACCATTACAAAACCAACATTATTTAAATAATCAAATGGTGCACCCTCAACTTTTCTTGTAGTATATGTATAAGGAAGTAATTGATCAGGAATTGTAAATGCTTGGCCCATAGCTAAACCAGATATTCCGTCTGTAGTAAAATTAACAGATACAGGAATCATAGCTGATGCTCTTGTTGCAAAATCATCCGTTTTTACAATTGACAATTTTTCTATATAATAGTTAGTAGCATTTGGTACTGAAGTTTGCGAAGGATTAATTGTACTGTAAAAGTCTTTTATGGCCGCATTAAATTGGGATGCAGCTACTTTTAAAGAATCATTATTCTTTTGTACGTTACTACCGGTTATTTCTCCTTTATTCGGTATATATCTATCTATATAATTTGTATTAATGTAACCAAAAGGATCACTACTTCTTGAAAGGTTTGATTTACTTCCAATAGTAGAGTTAGAAGAAATAGCAATCATATTAGACAACCTAGAACTTATTTCAGATTTAATTTCTAAATTTTTAGCTATAGAGAATTTACCGGCAAGAGGAATTTCTGTTGTGTTATTTTTTGGTGTTCTCCTACCTATTTGTTTTGGATTTATTTGATCTTCACTTGATAAAGCTGGGATAAATTGATCATCAACAATTTGAAAAGTATTTCCTGCATCATTATAAGAAAGTCTTAATACATTAAAGTTTCCTAATGATTTGTTTATATCTGAGAGTACGGTTTCTAAAAATGTTTTTAAATAAACGCTATTAGTTCCATCTTTATAAGTATATTTTTGTGCTGTGTCTACTAGATAATCTATATTTACTAGTACATTCATTATTTTTCCCCTATATAAATTTCCTAATTCTCCAGTATTTTTACCAGTATTAGGAATTCTACCAAATTTAATTCCCGGTAAAGTACCTGTTAAATAGTCTTCATTATTAGGATTGAATAAAGGAACATCCTCCTTACTACCACTTAAAGGTTGTATATTATTTCCGTTTAAAATACTAGGATCGAAAAGTTTTTTATAGTCTTCAAAATTTCCTTCAAATGGTATTAAACAAGTCCAAGGATCAGTACTAAGTTGATTAGAATTAGTTAAAAAGAAATTCATCTCTGGATTAAAATCTATGTAAACTAGAGGTGTTTGAAAACTAAAATCTTTTTTAGTATCGTATATAGTACATGAGTGGTTTAAAATCATCAATAATAAACCTAGAGGAATATATACAGGATGATTTGTATATGTTCCTTTTATAATTTCTTGATTTATTTGATATGGTACTACATATGCTTTTAATAATTCTTTAAAATTTACTGGTGTAAAAGAATTTATACCTTCTTTATTTGCCATTAAATTTGTAGCAAATCCATAATTTGAATGTATTTGAAATCTTTCTAAAACATTCATCTTTTTTTCCGTAGTATATCCAGTATCTTTTATATCACCATTTACTAGTTTGTTTATAAAAGTGCTATATACACCAGAAGAAAATACTTGATTAAGAAAAGGTTTTCCTCCGCTAGTATCTTTGGGATCTGTTATATCTAAAACATATGTAGTTCTTCCTATTTCCAAATCTTTTTTACCTGATCTATTTATGGCTTTATTTAGAGCATGAACTTGTATAGTTCTAAGCATTAATTCTAAAGTAGACTGGTAATTTAGCGATTGTTTTATTTGATCTGCTACTGCTTCTTGCTGTTCTTTTTTCTGTTTGGCTAATTCCTCTGCGCTCGGTTGTGGTTCTGTAGAGTCTGTTGCCACAACATTAGTTGGATTATTTGCTACTTGAGGTGTTGGTTGTTTGTCTATTGGAGTAATAGTATCTGTTGCATCTACTACTTCAAAAGTGTTTAATATAGCTAAATCATTAAATCTTAAAGTTACAGGAAAAGAAATATCTAATTGTGCAGCCTGTTCTTCAGTAATATCTTTTCCAGATTGATCTACTCCTATTTTTACTTTTCTTTTTGCTGGTTTTTTAACTGCTATAGTTGTTTGTGCTTCAAATAAAGCTTCAGGTACAGCTTTAGAATTAATAGCAGTAGAATATTTGTTAGTAGAAACTTCTTTTATTTTCCAAATTGTATTAGGATTTACAACAGCTACTTTTATAGCGTCTTGAAATTCTTGCTCTCTTGTATAATATCCAACATCCACAGAAATAACCCCTGGGGTACTTGTAATTGGAACAAACCCTGGATATTTTAAATTCAAAAATAGAACATCTTTTTTTAATCCATTATAAATTAATTCAACATCATAGTCATCAGTTCCGGCAATTTTAACTCCAAAAATAGTTATTTCAGTCCCAGATCCTTTAGCTAAAATTTCTTTTGCATTATATCTTATACCTAAACCAGAATCTAAATCTGTAGATTTTGCAGGAATAGTAAAGTTTTTTCCTTTTGATAAACCATTTACTAAAAGATCTAGAACTCCATAATTATTTGAACTAAAAGAAGGAAGCTTTTGTACATTATTTATATTAATAAATGCTGTTATGTCTTTATCTGAATCTATTGGTAGTAGATTTTTTGTTTTATCTATGGCAAAATAACTATAGGCACCTAAATTTTTTATTAAATAATAATTTTCTTGTAAAGACGTTTGATAGCTTTGAAGATTATTATTTTTTGTAGCGTTAGTTATAACATCTTGATAAGAAAATTTTGATTGATCTATACTTTTATAGTCTATATATAAAATATTATTACGACATTCCCACACTCCTGATTTAGAAAGTCCTGAGGTTTGGTATTTTCCTCCTAGATAAAATAGTATTTCTGCATTGTTTACTACAGCTTTTGCTGCATAATCTCCAAGTCTTTCTGTTCTTTTTTTATCTACTTCAAATATTTGAACCCCGGGTAATTTTTTTATACAATCAGGATATGAATTTATATCTTTAGGATCTGTTGATGTTCCTCCTGCTTTATTTGCTTGATTTTGAGCTTCTACTGCAGTTGATATTTCAGTTAAAGTATTATTAAGTTGAAGAATTTCCTCTTTTAACAAATCAGGTAAATTTCCTGAGTTATTAATTCTTATAGAATCTCCTAGTACTCCTAGTGCCATCAGTCTTAATGTGCAATCATAACCTCCTTCTTGGTTGTAAGAAAAATTAAAGTTAGTAACTATACCTAACATTGCATCATAGTTACCTTCTGAGTCTCTAGCATTTTTTGCTATTTTTATTTGGATATCTTCTTTATTAAGATCTTGCTCAAACGGATCAATACTATAAAGCTCTGTTGAAAGTATTTTATTAGGATCTCTTCCATTATTATTTTCAGGACTAGGATAATAGAAAGTGTGGCCCCATTCAAGAAACATTGTAAAACCTAACTTAAAATATAAAGCATCAATAATATCTAACTGATCTTTATCCCAACACTTAAAATTAATTGTAGCAGATCTCACTGATCCTAATCTACCTTGAGTTTCTATTGTAACGCTATTAATACCAGGCATTGGTCTATAACCAAACTTTTGTATTTCACTATTTCCTAATATACCATATGCACCATCTTTACCTAAACCTGATCTTAATTGATACGCATTTTTATCTAAGTATTTAGATGTTCCACCAAATAATACAAAATTTTTAGATAAACTTGACTGGTTTGTTAAAACTTCTTTGCCTACGATGTTTTTAAAATATTCTAAATCACTATTAGATATATCAACAGAAGATACTAATCTAACCCAAGCAGTTTTATTTCCTAAAAATAATACATTATCGTTATCTCTAGAATCTTGAGTTGTTTTATTGGCTCTAGTTTCTAATTGATTTAACACCCATTGAGGGAGTTTAGTACCGATAATATTAGACAATTTATTATCTAGTGGCATAACTATCTTAAAGCGTTTACTTGTTTATATTGATTTACTATAAGTGATATGTCTGTAGGAATTCTTAATTGGCTTCCTGGTTCTAAATATAGTGAGTCTCCTGGTAAAGCATTAGCTGATGTTATAATCCACCAGAAGCTAGTATCTCCATAAAAATCAAAAGCTAGTAGATCTAATCTATCTCCTAATACAGTAATAACATAACTATCATTTTCTGACAAAGGAATATCAGGGTATATATTATTTGAATAATATCTACTACCTGTTTTTCCTTTGGTTACTTGTATATTTTGATATCTGTAGTTCATTTTATTCAGGTATTCTTATTGTAGGAATAGGTACAACATCATTTGCAATATCTTGCCTACGTCTAAAATTTGAAGTATCTTCTTCGAATCTTTGTTCTAAGGTTGTTCTTTCTGATATACTAGATTCTTGCACGCTGAAAGCTACTCTATTTGTTGCTGTTTTTTGTATGAATTCATCTTTAGTATTTGCTATTAAAGCTTGATTTGTAGAAATAGCAGTGCTTTCTTGTTGGGTTATTTCATTATCAGCTATTTGAGGATCTACAAATGTTCTTTGCGATTGTATTATATTAAATGTAGATCTTCTAGGAAGAATATCCATAATAGGTTTAAATGAAACACTAACATCAACCACTTGAGGAAGCTGAGCAGAATCTTTATCTAAATTAATTTCCCAAGGAGTGTTATTATCCACAGTTAAATTCACACTTTCTAAAAAACCAGGAACACGATATAAATAGTCTCCTATTGTAATTCTAACTATAGGAGCTCTCATTATACTAGTAGCTGGGCTATAATCTGGGTAAACTTGGCTTAACAGAGAATTTAATCTATTGTACATAGGCCTTAATTCCTCTTTTGATCCTGCAGCTACTCTAAATGAAAAACCTATAGTCCTATCAAAACCTTGATATGTATAGAAGTTTTCACCTCGACCCATATATTTAAATGAGTTTAATTGAGCAGAGTTATTGTCAGTTATTCCTGCTGTTAAAAATGCTCTAAAAAATATAGCCGTTGAAAAGTTAGGATCATCATTAGATATAGCTTCAAATACAAATTTAATCAAATCATCTGTATCTGTATTACTTAATTCCCAAGGTGCTACAGAATTTTTAAACGCGAAAGGGTATAGCAAATTCATTTTATCTTTATATGAACCTGCTGATACATAAAATCTGTCTTCTATTTTATTTGTTCCCCAAGGTTTATATTGTAAAGTATTACCATCTATTCTACTAACCTGATCTCTAAAGTCTTGTATTTTAGTAGTTGCTCTACCGTCGGTTCTGTTATTAAGATTTTGACTTAATAAACTATTGTAAGTCATTGTTGTTGTAGACGTCAATCTTGTAGTATCTACAGCTCTTTTGATTGTTGTATTTCCTACACCATATACTGATCCTGGACCACCTAAATACTGGAATAGAATATTTCTATTTAAAGATATACCTAATGTATTAACTCGACTAATGTCTCCTACATTTGCAGGATTAACAAAAGGTCCTTGACCTGTTGTCATCTTTAAATTGCTCAATATTAATAACCTATTTGTTTCTTTTTCATCATTTATATTTTGAGCATTAACTATGTCGTAGTAATTTTTTTGTAAAGGATTAAAAGGTAGTGTACCATGCCTTTGTGCATGTAAACCTGTTCCTTGTACTCCTACTTGAGCTAATGTGTTTACTCCGTTATTATAAATTCTTGTATTTTCAAGTAGTCCTGGTAGAGGTGTTGCTTGGCCTAAACCATAGAGGGTATTCCCTGTTTCAATCTTAGGATTAGATAATTGAAGTCCTATTTGCTTTTGAATAAATGCTGTACCTCTAGCTCTATCTTCAAAAAACTTTCTAATTCTTATTTTATCTATTTGACTAGACAGTGTAAATGTTTGTGAACCTATACTAAATTCAATTGCGCCGCCACGAATAGGATAGTCTGAACCGCCTGTAGAACCTGGTCTATATATTGGAAGAAACTCACCTCTAAGTCCTTGAATAGTAGGATTTCTAAAAATCAATGGATCGGGTGGTATACCTGTTTGAATATAAGGAAGACCAGATGAACCGCCACCAGGCTGGTCATTTCCGAATTTTAAGCTTTTTAAATTAGTCTTTAAATCTACTAGTTCATCTACAAACAGTAAATTCATTTTGTGATATAAACTTTCATAAACATCACGAAATGCCCAACTTAGACTTAAAATTAACCTGTTTCGTTCTCCGCGGCTGAGATTATCAAAATCTAAATCCCTGCCCAACTCAGTTATTTCTACAGAGAGATCGTTCTTAAACTGTACTTGATGTGGCAGTCCGATCTTTTCTAAATAATAACCAAGTCGTGTATTTAAGTAATTCAAGTTCTGATCTATAATTTTCTTACGTATAAAACTGTCTTTGTTAGTCAGTAACTTTAACAGAAATTCTTCATGTTCACGAATCTGTACTAGCCCGTTTATGTTGTCATAACTGATTTCTACCAGTGCTGTACTACGCATTTCTGCGATCTGTTCAGCATAAGGATCTGTTTCTGCTAATTTAGAAGTAATTTGTTGCTGTAATCCAGAGAGAGTAGCACGATGCTCAATGGCATCGCTTTCCCTATCATAAAACACAGTGGGTCTAGTGCCTAATTCACCTAGCTCGGTGAGCTGCGTTTGTAGCCTAATAAACTCAGCTTCGGCAGTGCCTATTAGACGTTCACTTTCAACACGATCCTGTCTACGTTCTGTTAGTGTTTGAGCTTGCTTATGATCATGGAAATCTTGCCCACAGGAATGACACTTATGATTTTCTAGGGCTAGTATTTCACGATCCAGTCTAGCTAGAGTTTTATGTTCTCTAGTGATTTCGGTTTCTGTTCTGCGAATATCTGCGGTGACTTGAGCTATTTGTTGTTGACGCTGACTATAATCAGTTAATGCTCTATGAGCTAGAATTTCAGCATCAATGTCGATTTGATTTAGCTGATCATA